TGATAAAACAGCCCAAACGCCATTCACGGCGATTCTGCAACCACGTCAAAACCAAACAGGGGGCTGGCCTATGATGGATTCGGTTCGAGAATACTGGGGCGTTATCGCGGCGGCTATCGCTGCGGTTGTGTGGCTGGTCCGATTAGAGGCGCGGGGCATTACCAACGCCGCAGATATCAAACGACTTTGGACGCAGCGCAAAGAGGACTTGCAGTCAGCAAAAGACAGCCGCGACCGCACAGACAAACAGCTTGATGATATTGCGCACGACATCAAAGAAATATTGAGGGGCTTGAGTAAATGAAACCTGACCTACACCTGGGCGACAGCCAACTGATCCTAAAGGAATGCAAGCTGGCGGGCCTGTTGCGGAACCAAGCGGCCTACGTCATGGCCACGGCGTTTTGGGAAACAGCGCGAACCGTTCACCCAGTCAAAGAGGCGTATTGGGTCAAGAATGCCGAGGCGTGGCGCAAGAAAAACCTGCGATATTATCCTTGGTATGGTCGCGGCTACGTTCAACTGACGTGGGAGCGCAACTATATCCATGCAGGTAAGCAATTGGGCCTTGATCTGACGACGAACCCCGAAGCCGTAATGAAACCAGACGTATCGGCCAAAATCCTTGTGACCGGCAGTCTTGAGGGCTGGTTTACGGGTAAGAAGCTGGGCGACTACATCACGCTGTCAAAGTCAGACTTTAGGGGCGCGCGACGTATTATCAACGGCACGGACAAGGCGGCGGCAATCGCAACCATTGCCCGCGCGTATGACACGGCGCTCAAGGCTGACGGATACGGCACTGCACCACCCGCGACCGAAATTGAACCGCAGCCAAACCCGTTCGCGGCGTTCTTTGCGGCGATTGCTGCATTATTTGGAGGATGGAGATGAACAAATATTTCAAACCCAAGTCCCTGACATGGTGGAGCGCTGCCTTCCCGCTTGTTTTGGGCCTTGTCGTGGCGTCGGAGCCGCTGCACCAATGGGCTGCCCTTGTCCAGACGATTGACGCCGTTACGGGCGGCGTAGCCCCTGCGATGCTTATCAACGCGGGCTTGGTCGGCATTGGCGTGCGGGGTGCGATGAAATGATGATTGATTGGGTCGCCGTGTTTCTGATTTTAGCGGGCATCGCTGTGCTGATTTACGTGGTGGTCACATGATTGATCTGTTGACCAGCATTCCAGCCCTTCTGGGCATCCTTGGTGCCGTTGTTGCGGCGTTCTGGGGCAACAGTAAGCTACAGCGCCACAAGGGCCGCAAAGAAGGCAAGCAGGCCGTCGCTGACGATATGGCTGAGGCTTACAATGACACAACCAAAGAGGTGCGAGATGCGCGGACTGATTTACCTACTGATCCCGATGATGTTCTTGATAGGCTGCGAAAGTTTACCAAATGAGGGTCAGGCGGCGGCAATCCTTGAAGAAGCGGTGCCGTTATCGCGTTCGCACGCCGAAGCCCTTGTGGATGACGATGTGGAAAGGATGCGGGCAACGGGGCTGGAACTCATCACGATTGTAAATTGCTGGCCTGACGGGTGTTGACTTCATAGAGGCGGATTCTACCTCTCAGTAGTGCCAATGATGGTACACGGCGTCGTTGCGCCAAATTGGCCGCGTGGGGAAACCTGCGCGGCCTTTTTTGTGTTTGGGGCGTCCTTTCTAGGTGGGTCTGTCGATCAAGTGGAGGATGCGCCGTTTGATGGATGCGCCTTCGGTATCATCGACGTGCGGGTCAGCATCAAATAAATCTGCTGCCTTCCGAATCCCCGCGTAAAGGCCAGCTATATGTCCGACATTGTAGCCGTGTGTTTTCTCCGGCGTCTCAAGTTGGGTGATCTTAAACGCCTGCCTTGCGATGATTAAATGAGCATCATCTACAATGCCTTGAAGATTTTCAGGAAACGGCGTTGAGCCTATCCGCTTCTGTATTGATTTGGCCTCGTCGGATAGGGTCATGTCATCGGTCCTATTGTGTAAGCAGTTTTGGACGGCTTTCAATGTCGTCCAAACCCTGCAAAATTTCATAATCCGACAAGACGCCTTCCGCCTTGCCGATGGTGTAGTTTTCCTTGCCGCCATCCATGTTCAAATGGCTGACATCGAAGTAAGGCACTTTGGGCTTACCACCGAAGCCACCAAGCATCCGAGTGCCGACGATCTGCTTATACATATAATACCGCTTGCGCCGCGCACCGATGAAATGAAACACCTTGAGAACGTCACCAACTTTCATTGATCGGCCATGTTTGTCGCGTGTCTCGGTCATGATCCCTCAATCCTCAAAGGCTTTGATTTCATTCGACGCATACCGCCACATTCGTTCGGGTGGGCGCAGTGCATGACGCCAGTAGATCGGCATGATGAGCAGTACAGGCCGGAGGGGTTATCACTCACAGGTGCATCATCTGCGGCCTTTTCCTCAAGGTAATCTATACCTTTCATCCTATGCGTCCTTTAACTGGTGCCTGCGCGTTGGCGAGTTGCCAGCGGGTAAGCGGGTGTGCAAGCCGATGCGGTTGCATTTGCCAAAAGAAAGGAAATCGGCTTGCGTTGGCTATGCGTAGCACGCATGGGGTTGATTGTTAAGGTTTTTGATCTTGCGGTATTCGATAATAAGACCCGCGTTTTCCGCTGCCCGTATTCCACCTTTCATCCCGTCACTAATCCCGTGGTCAAGGTAAACGACACTCCCCTCTGCAACCCTAAGCCATGCCCAGCCTGCGTTTATGCCGAGTTGTCTTTCCATTGGCTTGGTGTCGTCAAGAATGCCGGGCTGCGTGTAAAGCAGGTGCGACGCAATCGGGGCTTCCCCGCGCAACAAGCTGTCACGAACGCACAGGCGCGCGTAGTCTTCGTTTGCAGCAACGTCGCCCGCGTATGGGCTTTCTAAGATTACAAGTCTCATGTAAAGTCGCAGTCGGACATCGCAAACTCGCGTTCTGCCTGCTTGTCATGGTCGTAGGCTTTCATCAACCATTGAGATTTGCTGTGCCATTGAGAAGATCCAAACCTTACAGATATCGGCGTTGCGTGGCGCTGCCCCTGTTCGCCTTTATAATTGTGATATTCAAACCGTATAGCCTGCGCTGTTGATGGGTGTCTCATTCGTGCTCCTCACTCATTTCAGCCCCAAGGGCCATGTAGCCCGCGCCGTCGACATTGCTGTCACGGTGCGGCCCGTTGCGAAGGCGTGCGACCTTTAGCAGTGCCATCATGTTGCACACATCGGCGGCGCTAATGGGGTGGCCAATATAAGCCCCCCACATTGTCGCAATGCAGCCAAAAGACTCTTGCGGCGTGCCATAATCGCTCTCGCGTTTTCCGTTGATAAGCGCATCGGCTTCCGCCAAAATGGCTGCGCGGGTTTTCATCCCGCATCACCAAAGGCATCATAGCAAGTAACCTCCCAAAATTCTGTAAAATCCTCAATTTCGCGATGTTGCGCACCATCACTATGCCAGCGGGTGCGCTCGAATGCCTGTTTTGTCATTTCAGTGGCAAGATCGTTTGCCGCGTGCGCTTGCATCATTGCGGACAGTGGTACGCCGATCTGCCGGCCCTCCATAATTGACCCCGCAAGCTGGCCCATAAGCGGGCAAATTTCAGATGCGGTGTTTTCAGCCGTTGCGATTGCTGGCGTCATAAATGCACACAGCGCGATTGTTGAAAGCAGGTTTTTCATTTTGTAATTCTCCATTCTAATTTGCGGCGCTTGATGTGTTGCAACAAGTCGCCTTGCTTGGGGTTATTGTGCCTTACGCACGTCTTGTGCGCGTTGAGCAGGTATTCGTCAGGCATGGCCCCAATCCACACAATGCCGTCGTGAGACATCCATTTATCAGGCGGGACCCCCTCTTGCGGGTCGTTTGTCATATCAATAAATTCCCACGGCAGCGCGAAACACAAGCGACACGGCAAAAGCGGTCATAACAATGCCGCAAGCAAGACAGGCGATCCGGTGCAGCCATTTCATCGCCTCGGCGGCTTTTGATTGGCGTTCGTGGGCGTCCACCATTTGCGGGATTGTTGGCTTGTGCGGCTTACTCAGCGGCGGCATGGCGTTGTATGTGGGTTGGGTCATTGTGCTGGCTCCAATGTTGCAGGTCGCGCTTGCGGGCGTGGCGATGTTAGCGGCGCACGATCTGCCGCCATGCAGTAAACCTCGGCATGCTCTGGAATTAGGTCGCTGCGAATTTGCGGTTCGCAAGTTGGCTGGCCAGTGAGGATGATGACTAGGACTGCGGCGTTCATTCTATTTCTCCCATCATTTCTTTGTATAGTTGATCTGCTTTTACCTTGAACGGCTCGGCTTGCTTTGTGATTTCTGCGCATCGGTTATGGTCGCCAGCTATGCGGCAATCATTGGCAAGGTGGCGAAGCTCGCCATATGCTTTATTGTAAACGGTCCAGAGTTGCATTTTTTGATCTGTTGTCATGGTCATGGTCCCTTTGTTTGTTGTGATCGTGATGACTGTGGTCGATGGGGCCTAAGCCCCAAAGTTCCAGATGATCTTTTTGCCGCCCCGTGGTCCGCAATAAACAAGGGCAATGCTATCGTCTGCAAGCAGGCAATAGGACTGAACGCCCGCGATCCCGTCACGCGCTTCAAACCGAAGCTCCTTGAGAGTTTTCAACTCACCCTTGCGGGCGACAACTTCAGCAAAGTGCGCTGCGCAAAATGTTTCGTTTGCAGGGTGGGAAGCGGTAGGGAAAGAAAAGGCGTTCATGAGAACCTCCAAAGAAAAGCGGCGGGATTGCCGTTTGTTGCTATATCCTCACCCTATGCAAGCTATAGCATAGCGTCAACGCCTAATTTGCGCCATTCTTCAAAAGCACCCCAAGCGGCATCGCAGCCAAGCGCCACACACGCAAACGCGCCCGCCTGATGCGCCGCCGTTAAGTATTCGACCTGACCCGCCTGCCACTTGCTTTTGGTATGGTCACGGCGCTTTAATTCGCAAACAAACGTGACGCGTCCGGGGATGATGATATCGCTGGCCCCAGCGGTCATTCCTTCCGCTTTTTGTTTCGCCATGCCGCCAAATTGACCGCCGCGCAACTGCTGCTCGTTTCGGGCATGGATTGCTAACGCGCCCCAAGTGTCGGGATATTGCGCGCGCAATCTGTTAAAAAACGTCACCTGCTCAACACTTTCCGTTGCGCACTTGCCGCGAAAGTCTGTGTCGCCAAAGATCGGGAACGGGTGTTCATGCAGGTTCATGGTCTGCCTCCCTGTTGTATCCGTATACGTTATAAAAGCCGCTTGCCGCGTCTTTGCGATAAGTGATCGTGTTTGGCGTGCCTAATTCCGTCGCCTTCAAAAATGCGGCGTATTCGCCTTGTTGTCTTGAATAGTGACTATCCGGCGTAAACCAGATTGAAAACGAACGCCACGGCGTTACAAAATCAGCACGCACCGTCCGGTTGCCACGCTGCGACACGCCTTCGCGCACCGTCATCGACACTATTTCATCCGTTTGCATTTCAGTCGGCGTGCGCTTGGTGCGCTTAAAATCCATCTTGAGTTTTTCGTTAGGGTCCACAATCTCGGCTTTGCAGTTTGAACAATACCGCGCAGCGATGTCGTTTGGCTCTTGGCATTCGGGGCATTCCTTGCTGGTCCAACGATAGCCGCATCGTTCATACGTGCCAAGCGGCCCCGTCTTTTCTTGGCCCATACAGCGGCGACCGTGGTGGCCGGACAGCGGGCCGTAGTCCGTCATGATCTGGTTTCTGTCTAGATCCAGACAATACCCGGCCGCGTCGCGTTCATAATCCACATATTTAATGTTGGTGGAAAACCTGTTTTCGTATTGGCACGTCGGACATTCTGCGGATGCCTTCCCATCGCCCGCCTCTTTGCCCGCCCTGACTTCCGGTGCAAACAAGTCACCATCGGGGCAATGTTCTTCGATATTGGTGGTGTAATCCAAAATCAAGCAATCCGCCTTGCCGTTATCCAGCCGCAACCCGCGCCCGATAATCTGTTGCAACAGCCCGACGCTTTCCGTCTTGCGCAGGATCGCAATCACATCGACGTGCGGCGCATCAAAGCCCGTGGTCAGCACAGACACGTTTACCAAGTATTTTATCACGCGGGCCTTGAACGCTGACAGGATCGTGCGGCGCTCGCCCTTGGGTGTTTCCCCAGTCACGATTGCCGACATATCAGGGGGCAGGCTGGCCATGATTTCGCGGGCGTGCTGGACCGTCGCGGCGAAAAACATCACGCCTTGACGGTTTACAGATTGCCCCACAACATCCGCAACAATGGCCGCCGTCTTGCGCCCGTGGCCGTGATACGCGCGATCGACCGCATCCGCGTCAAATTTGCCCTGCCCGTTGGCTGTCAGGTTTGCCGTGTCGTATCCCTCCGCGCCGGCAGATCCCATGACGGGCAGTGTTAGGAAGCCTAGGTCAATCAATTCCGGTGCCGTGATACGATCTACAAGGATCGGAAAATAAGGGCCGCGCGTGGTGTCGTCGCCATTCACCTTGCCGTCCGGCCACTGGCGAAAGATGTATCCGCTGCCAAGGCGATATGGCGTGGCTGTAAGCCCTAAGACGCGCAACATAGGATTGCCAACGCGCATCGCGTCAATGATGCCCTTTATCGTTGGCGTCAGGCCGTGCGCCTCATCTATAACGACCGCCGCGTATCCCGATTGAAAGCGGCTGATCCGGTTCTTGACGGTCAAGGGCGATCCAAAAACAACATCATGCCGCAAGTCTTTCGCGCCCGCGCCGGCCGAAAACATGCTGGCACGGTGGCCGCTGGCAATGTATTTCTCGCGGTTTTGCGTGACCAGTTCAGCCGACGGCGCAAGGCACAAGACCTTTTTGCCCGTGGCCCCGTGGATCGTCCGGGCAAGCTCTGCAATAACGTGGCTTTTACCCGCGCCCGTCGCCGCCTCGATCAAACAGGGATCAACGCTTGTTCGCATATGCAGCCACGCCGCATCGTGCGCTTCCTGTTGGTATGGTCGCAGGGTCATAGGTCTCTGCATTCTGGGCATCTGGTTTTCCCCGTCCCATTACGGGGCGGGGTTATTCCGTTGCGTTCAAGTGTTGCGTTTATCATGCAAACAAATCCCCATTGATCTTTTCAGCATCTTGCAAGTGCGAGTTGGCTTGCGCGGCATATTCCGGCTTTAATTCAAACCCAAGATATCGGCGGGTCATTTTAATCGCCTCATATCCAGTCGATCCAATGCCGTTAAATGGGTCCATCACAACATCGCCCGGCTTTGTATAAAGCCGCAAGCATCTTGCAATCGTATCAAGCTGAAGCGGGCAAACGTGCTTTTCGTCATTCACAGCCTTAACCCTACGCAAAACCTTGCCTTGGTTGATATCCATCCAAACAGGACTGGCAAGCTGCTGCCATTCGTAAACATCAAACTTGGCATCATCCATCAAAACACTAAGCGCTTTTACGTCTGGCACATTTTCGCACAATCCATTGCGGCGCAGATCGTGCAACCATTCAGTTGCGATCTTCATGGCCGTCTTTTCGTCCGATGGGGCGGCGTGCTGTACTGGATGAAAGTCAGGATTGTCTTTATCGCAATCCTTGCGGAAAAACAGCATATAGTCAGGCATCCCTACGCGGTTGTGAGTGCTGTTTCCCCGAATGTTTTTGTAGAGCAAACCATGCGCCTTGGTCCGCTGCATTTCCACAACTGGATCTTTCCAGATTGTCGCGCGGCCATGATAAACAAGGCCAGCGTCAGTATGTGCGCGGATCAAGTCGCCAGAGAAGTCTTTTAGGCCAATCGCCCCATCCTTGCCTTTGCGCATTGGCAGGTCCGTGCAGTGAACGCACGCGATGCGCCCTGGACGCAAAACCCGCGTTAACGCTTCCGCGAAATACTTATACTGGTTGATGAACGCAGGGCCGGTTCCAGCGTTGCCTAGATCGCGTTCGCTGTCGCTGTAAACAAACAAGTCACCAAACGGCGGCGAAAATATAGAACAGTCGATGCTGTTTTCTGGCATCGCGTGCATGCCTTCGATGCAATCGCTGTTATGGATTGCCCATCCGGTGCCTTGATACTCTGGTTGCTTTGTCATGGTTATTGTCCTTTGATCCATTCTGGAAACGCCAAGTCGATAGGCCGGTTGTAAACAGCGCGAACACTTCCGCTGTTTTGGGCCTTTGACATTGCGTCTCTCATGCGTTTTTTCATTTCGTCGTGTTTCTTTGACTTTACGTTAATCGCCTGCCAAATCACATCCTCGGTGTCTGCGATTACAATGTCATTCCGAACACGTTGATCCTGTCCAAATCTATGTGATCGGCGAACAGCCTGATAGTGTTGCTCATAGCTGAATGATATGGACGCAAAAACCGCGTGAGCGCAGTGCTGCCAGTTCACTCCGAACCCGGCGAGTTTGGGTTTGGTGACAATCGCACGGCAATCCCCATCCTGAAAACCCAATATCCGGCGCTCTTTTTCGTCCGCCGTTTGATCCCCCCTGATTTCAACAGCCCCATCGACCATTGACGCCAGCATGGCGCTTTCTTCGTTTGTCTCGCACCATATCGTCACGGGATCGTCGTGTGTTGCCAGTTCAGCAGCACGTTCGCACCTCTGACGAACTGTCAGCCTCTTTTCTTTGTGAAAGCTGGTCGCGCTCATTTCAGGGATGCGAAACAGCATTCCTTCTTCCATATCGGTTGATCTATCCGCCGCGACGGTATGAATGTGGCGGTCTATCTCTGGCAGGATGTATCCGGTATCATCGCCACCTAGATCGCTTGGCAATGTTGCGCAACGCGACCAAGATGCAACCCACTGCCAAAAGTCATCAACCGCGTGGCCCTTCAATCGCCAGTCTTGTGACGCCGTTGAAGTGTCATTGATAAACCATTGCGAAAGCATTTCTTGCTGTCGCATAATCCTCAAAAACTCTGCGTGATTGCCGAGTTCCATGTGGTCATTTGGGCTTGGCGTTGCTGTCGCTGCCAGCTTGTAAGGCGTATCAACAAACGCGGCCATTAGCTTATTGCGGGTCATCCCGCCGAATGATTTTAGAATACTGCTTTCGTCCAGAATGATCGCACCAAACTGCGACGTGTCAATTTTCTGCAACCGTTCATAGTTGGCGACCATAACGCCATTCCCAACCTCACAGTTTTCTTTGATCTGTCGAACGTCGCAATCAACTTCAAACTTTGCGGCCTCCCTTACCATCTGGCCAGCAACAGCAAGCGGCGTTAGGATCAGGCTTGGCTTGCGCGTTTCAATCGCGCATTCTTTGGCAAATTCTATCTCAATGAATGACTTTCCCAATCCAGTATCTAAAAAAGCCGCCGACTTGCCTTTGGTTAATGCAAATTCAATCGTGTTTTTTTGGTGCGTTTTGGCGTTGCCGTTAATATCGCGCGGATCAAACCCGACGAAAGACGCGGCAACGTCCCTTGATTTTATAAATTCTCTATATTCTTGAAGGCTCATGGTTCGTTCCTTTGTTGGTCTGCCATTGTTGTGCTATAGAATGCATATTGTCAACGGCTCAAAACATACTTAATTGATCTTCGTTCTTTTTTTCAAATTCTCTATCGAAATCACGCTTTCGCAGGCCTGCTAGATTGATGATATGCAAGGCCCGCGTGGGATATGCCGCTTGCAGTCTGGCAAAAACGGCGGCGTGTCGTGCCGCCACCGCCTCGCATTCGTCTGCCGTTTGCGCCGCGTCCAGTTCTTGCAGGATCGCATTGGCGGCGTCGTTCGCGCGGGCCTCTTGGGTCATTACTTGAGCTGCCACCATTCGCCAGCCTTGCCGCGCCATTGCTCAAGATCCGCATCCGGCAACAGCACGCCAATCGCCTTTGCATAAGAAACCTTACCTTTCTGCTTTACCAAGGTCAGGTTGCGCCCGCCAATAACCGCGTTGCGCTTGCCGGACATTTCAACCATGCGCGCGATGATGTCTTTTTTGCGCGCGCTGGCGTTGTCGATCGCGTCGCGCAGTTCGTCATATTCCGCGACCAGCTTGGCGGCTTCCGGCGTGTCGTATTCTTGGCGCTTTGGCCCCGCAAAGTCAGCAGGATCGGCGGCTTTTGCGCGCGTCCATATGGCGTGTAGTTTTGGGATGTATTCATCAAGCCAACTGTCATCGCGTTCGACACGCTCCGTCATTGTCCCGTGCGGCGAATACTGAAAAAAATCGCACCAATCGCGGTCCGTGCAATACATCTGAATTTGCATTTGCGCATAATAGTGCGGCTGATCGTCAATAGACTTGAACTCGGGTGGGTTGTCTTTTCGCTTGCCGAACGGGCATTTAATTTCGACCATTCCATAGTCGCCAATCAATCCATCCGGCGATGCGCCAAGCCAATCATCTATAGGCGCAAACGCGAGTTCCTCAACATCATGCCCCGTCTCCATGCAATACTCTACAAGCGCCCCATCCTCATGAAACGTGCCGTATTCCGTCGCGACGTTGCCAACAAACTCGCTTTCCATCCCGTGCATCGATCGCACCAAGCGGCGAAACCCGTCCGCCTCGCTTGTGTGTGGCGACATCCCTAGCAATGCCCCCGCCCCGCTTGCAGTCACCCGCCCCGCGCGTGCCGCGTGCCATTCCGGTGTGCGTTGTTCCATGCTTATTTCTCCAATGTTGTTAAAAGACCAACGGCGCGGCGCTGAATTACTCAGGCTGATCGGTGGCCATGCACCTTCGCGCCGTTGGGTTGTTTCATAAAAGACGCCCGTTATCTTTCGCCCATTCGTTAGGGTGCTTCGCTCCCTTTCTAACATTGCAGGTCGGGCATAAGCACTGCAAGTTTTCTGGCCAATTTGAGCCACCAAGAAAAAGGGGCATAATGTGGTCTACGTGGTAAACCCCGTTCATCTTTACAAAACAAAAAGCGCACTTTCCATTTTGCTTTGTTAGTATTAAATCGACATCATTCTTGGTGTGCTTCCCAATGGATCCCGCCAATTTTGCTCGGCGGGTTCTATTTGTCGCGAGCACCCTTTCTGGGTGCGCCGCCCTATATCTGCTAGCCGTATCCCGTTGTGACTGCCTGTTATTTGAAGCCCATTCCTTGTGGTAATTTGGGTTTTCTTGTAGCCACTCTGAATATTTTGCCTTCAATAGTTCGCCGTTAGACGCGGCGTATCTCTTTGCTATTGCGGCAGACTTATCCAAATTATTCTTTGCCCATTGCATAGCCCTGATCTTAGAGCATTCGTAGCAATTACACGTGTGGCAAAATCTCTTGGAAATATGGCCGTGCTTGCACGCCTTCCCAGTGAAGTAAAACTTCAATCCCAAGGAAATAGCATTCTGTCTGCTCGTTATGTTCATATCAAAACCTCCGTCAAAGGGCGTCTGGTGTAAAGCGCGGCAGGCAGTGACGAACTGCTTTTCAACTGGCCAGTTTAGCCGCGCTTCATCATCCTAAAACGGTATGGAATCTCCGTCAAGGTCATTCGTTCTTACAGGTTTGGCCGCTGTTGTCGGCGGCTTTTCGTCGCTGATATGCAAAGGCTTATCGGAAGGTGACACAGCCGAGACCCAGTTGCCCGCCATTGGCTGGCCGTCGCTGCCGGTCATATCCCAACGCATAATCTTTACCACCATTGGCGTGCTGCAAAGGTGCATCGTCAATGTCTCATCGGTCGGCGCGTCACCCGTGCGGGTAAGATTGCCGCCCGAATTTGCATCAATAGACGCCAGCATCCGGCGGGCCTTGTCGCGCTTGGCTTTCCCCTTGGCCTCATCCTTGGCGTTCGGGTCCAGATCCGTCACCCACAATTTATGGAAGATCTTGCGGTTCTTGACTTCCTCCGGTGCCATGACGGACCAGCGCAGTTCAATATAGTTTTTGCCGTCCCTTTCTGCCCACTTGGCTTGGTCAATAATCGCCAGCACGTCGGAATTGTTGGGGATAGGTTCCATTGATCCGCCAGGAATTTCGTATTCCTTTGGCGTGTCGACTGCGGTATTTCCATCGCTCAAATCCCAAAAACTCATTGTGTTGTTTCCTCTTCTTTTGTTTCGGTTGTCGCCGGTGCGGCGGTTGTTGGGTCCAGCTTTGGCATATTGCCGCCAAGGGCCGGGATGTATTCAGCAAGCGGGTTGGTGCCAATCTTAACGGGCAATGCTTGCGTGATGTGGTAGCGGTTCTTTGACACGTTCGACGGGGTAACGTGGCAAACAAGTTCGCGGGTGCCAGATCCGCGCGCCATTTTGCGTTCGCCCTCATCGCCCATAACAACCATCTGTTGCTTCAAGAACCCCACCACGTCAACGTCGTCAACGTATGGCGGCAATGACTTGTTTGGCAGGCGCAAAGAATACCGCGCATAATCGTCTTGATCGGGCAGCTTCATTGTTTCGACATCGGCGTGCGCAATAAACACCGCGTGCATCCCTTTGCGCTTGTTCAGGATACCGCAAGCCTTGCGGACCCGTCCGTGCATCGCCGCAATGGCTGATGTCCCGGCACCATAGCCGCCCATTGCCTGGTTAATCGACTTGGCTTTTGGATCGCTTGCCAGGACCGATGCCATGAACAGGCGTTCCAGCGCGGTCACGCTGTCAATGACGACCGTTTGATAGTCGTGATCTTCGTGCATCAAAGCGGTGAGCTGCTCCCATAGTTGTTCGACCTTTTCAATCAGCGGAAATGCGTCGGGCCGGATGTCTTCGGGGATTGCCTGCATTCCGTCTTCGGCACGAATAAAGATCGGTTTGGGGAATGTTGCGGCTAGGGTTGTTTTGCCCATGCCCGCCTCGCTAAGTAGCGTCACCAACACAGATCGTTGTGAAGGCTTGCCAGCGGTTGATAGAATACCCATCTATTGGTCCTCATATGTTTGGCTCATTGGCTGTGTGCGGCGGGTCGCACTCTCTAATCCCGCAAAACAGATATTGCATAAGAGCGGGTGACGTGCAATACCTTATTTGCAGACAGGCACATAAAAGGTGAAACCATGCTAGATATAGATGAAATCAAACGGGCGCTACATGATCGGGTGTTGCTGACCGTATCAGAACACACGGGCATAAACCGCAACACGATCGCATTGATAAAGAGCGGCGAGGCCAAAAACCCGTCGCACCGCACAATGGTTGCGTTGTCAGATTATCTCGCCCCTAAGTATCCGAAAAAGGGACCATTCAAATGAATGATATTGAAGCACTAAAGGCGCTGCTGGCGAAGGTTGAGGCGGGGGATTTGCCAGATACGGGGGTCGATAGATTTAGGGCCATACCGAAGCGCGGGGGCGGTGTTTATGCTGACCCCAACTGGTACAACGCGCATGGCGCATACTGGCGCGGCGACCTTAACGCGGCCAAGGCACTGCATGAGGCGGTGTTGCCTAAACACACT